TCCTTGCTCAACACAGCATGTCCAACCACCATATTCGTCGGCTGGTATCCACCCACCTTTTCGTGGAGGTTTAGAGATACCAAAATAAGGCCATGCATGGCTTCCGAATGGGTGTTCCAAAACCCCGCCATACTTTCTGACAGCGGTGAGAGCAGATTTGAAGCATCCGCCGTCGTCGCCTTTTACCTTTCGCTCTCCTGTGCGTTTGATCCATAGCGGCTGTCCCGCCCATAATTTCCCCCATCTCTGGCAGGGTGGGTGCGCTATGACAGGATAAGGGCCAGCGTAATTTCTGGCATCACGAACCTCATCCCAAGTGTCTACGCCGTCTATGTTGTAGTAGCTGCCGCCTGTCTGGACATACAAAGCGGCAATATTTTTCATCGGCGCGTTCACGCTTTCTTCCTTTCCTGCACCACAACGCCAGCAATATTCCCGCTCACCCGGCTCCGCAGTTCGGCCATGCGCTCATGGAACAATGGTGTCTTGTTTGCCGGATCCCTGTCATAGTCATAGCCATGTTCTTTGTCCCATTCCGCCATCACTTCGCGCCCTTTACGCCGCCATTTCTCCCGAAGCGTTTCGCGATCCGGGTTGCCCTGATAGGCCAATGATTTGTACCCAGTTTGCAATGGCCTGGGCTGCGAGCCAATCCAGAATCCGTTTTCCTTGCGCACGGCATCGGTAAACTCAGCCAGGGACGGACAAAACGTCTTGTTCTCCCGGCCACAGTAGCCTGTCAGATAGCGTGTTGCAATCTTCTGTATTGCACCATCATTGAATTGGCTCAAAGCGCTCCTGTAGGCCCTAATGGTTAATTCGCGATCCATGTCGCGGCTGGCTGGGAAAGCGTTCCACATTGCTGCTATTGTCTGCTCTGTCTCCGGTTTCATGCCGTTGCTCCATCCCAAACCCTGTTTTAATAATTGCGTCCATAAACCCGCCACGTCGCGGTTGTGATCGGCCCTGCGCATGGTTGTTTGTTGGCATCCAGTCGGCCTTGAAGCCCTGCCAGCATCGCTCAATCATCACGTCAGCGGCTTCATTCGGATCGTGCCATTTTAAAAGCTGCCTGCAAAGCAATTGCGCGGCCCTGACTGTGAGCGGTTTTTTGATCGTCGTCTTGCGATGTTCCCAAACCCATTGCGCGTGGTCCGGATCCAGCACCGTTTCGAGTTCCGCTATGACTTCCTGCTTGCTCATGATTTGGCCCTCTTTGCCTTGGCTTCATTGCGAAGTGATGGATAACGCTTCACCGCGTGCATTATCGTTGTGTGGTCACGCTTCAGATATCTGGCAATTTGTGTGTATGAGCGCTTGCCTTCAGTTTTTGCGTAAAATGAGAAGCAGGCACGCGGCAGAATGAACCGCTGCAACCTTGATGTGCTTTGCAATTCCTCCAGGGTGACGCCAAAGACAAGACACACACGCTGGCCAATACTGTTCAGGGTGTATCCAGCATTGACCGCCTCAAGTATCCGCTTGCCAATATAGCGATCATCGCGGAGCGCTTCGGACCTAAGCATACTCACGCACTTCTCTATGTCTCGTTGCCTTTTTTCTTCGGCGACAATGCGTGCGGCCTCTGCCTTTTCCTCTTTTTCACGCTGCATCCTTGCCTCCATTATGGCGGCATATTGTTCCTTGTTCTGTCGCTTCCATATTGCGGAATTCGTAATCGGGCTGGCGTCTACGTGCTTTGTTGATGCGATGAACATTAAGCGGCCCCCTGTAGCGCTTTAATTTTTCGCCTTAATTCTTGGTTCTCGCGGACAAGAACCTGAAGATATTCCGAAACTCTTTCACGAGCGCCCCACCCATCAGCCGGGCCTCGGTCATATGGGTCTATGATGATTTCTATAGCCCTTGCCATATCTGGAATGCGTCGGATAAAACCGCGTTCACAAAGCGCCAAGATCATTCGGTGAATGCCGGATTTAGAAGCCAGATTCATAGCATCTTTCATCTCGTCGTAGGATGGGGGAACCCCAGAGGCATCCAATCTGGATTTGATAAAGCTCAAAAGCTCCAATTGGTTATGTGTCAACATTAAGCGGCCCTCACTGTCATTTCGAAATCTGCACCGGAATCAACCCAGCGCACATCGAGTTCGACAACCTGGCTATCATCCATGATGGTTTGTGTTGATGTCAACAGATCCAGCGGCGCTTTGATCAGATTATCAATGTCCCGCCTGCGCTTGCCCTTTGGTTTAACTGCGCGGATTGAAACAGCCACATCACAATCGATGCTCTTGTGTGCTTTCCTCTGCGACATGAGCGCAAATCCTGCTTCCTTGATCCATGCTCGATATATGCTGGACTTGGTGCGCCGCTTTCCCTGTCCTACGTAGAGCCTCCAGATGCTCGGAGGAGTCGGCAATTGGATTGTGAGGCTTTCGTTCATGCCGCTACCCCGAACAAATCCCCACGCGATTGCACAGCATTGATCATGTTGCGGTTAGCAACCGCTGCGTATTCAGACTTCAATTCAAAGCCCAAATATCTGCGCATCATCTTGATCGCCATATATCCGGTAGATCCGATCCCATTGAAAGGGTCCATGATTACGTCGCCGGGTTTTGAATATAGCCGCAGACAATTTTCGATAACGTCCAATTGCAGCGGGCATACATGGCGCTCGTCATCCTTGCCCTTTCCCATTCGGTAATTGTTCAGAACGTGTCCCTGCTTTATATTCATCCACACAGGCGATGCCAGTTTTTGCCACTCGTAAACGTCAAATTCGACATGAGGTAAAAGAGCCGCCAAAACATCATCATCCGGCACAGTTGATGCCAGCCCATGACGCCGCATGTTTGCCAGCCACGCCTTTGCAATCGGAATTGCCGCCGCCGTATCGCCCGGCGCGGCGTGCTCTATTCTGTCTGGATTATCGCCTTCTTTTCGGAAAAAAAGCATATAGTCTGGCATTCCCACCCTGTTCATAGAGCTGTCTTTGCGGATTTGCTTGAACAGTAATCCGAGCGCCTTTGTCCGCTGCATTTCCACAACAGGATCTTTCCATATCGTCGCCCGGCCATGGTAAATCATACCAGCATCACTATGCGCTTTGATAAGATCGCCGGAAAAATCCGACAAACCAATAGCGCCATCTCGCGCTTTCCGCATTGGCAAGTCTGTACAATGAACACATGCAATCCGGCCAGGCTTCATCACCCGTTCCAGAGCTGATGCAAAAAACGCATATTGCGCCATAAAATCATCGCCAGAGCCTGAGTTGCCCAGGTCTCGCTCGCTGTCGGAATAGACGAATAAATCTCCGAACGGCGGCGAAAACACCGCGCAATCAATGCTGCTTTCTGGCATGGCGTGCATACCCTCAATGCAATCGCTGTTGTGGATCGCCCACCCTTCGCCGGTATATTCAGGTTTTTTCATGGTCATTCTCCCGTTTTAATCCATTCTGGAAAGGCCAAATCTAGCGGCCTGTCATAGACCACACGCCGCGCCGCGCCCGTTTGGTTTGCTCGCATTGCATCGGCCATTCGCAGTTTCATCTCGTCGTGCTTGTCGCTCTTGACCTTCACAACATCCCATATGCTGCGCTCGGTATCACTGATGACAATATCATTGCGGACTACGTTATCTTGCCCGAACCTGTATGATCTCCGAACCGCCTGATAGTGCTGCTCATACGAAAAACTGATTGATGCAAAAACAGCATGTGAGCAGTGCTGCCAGTTGACCCCGAAACCAGCCAATTTTGGCTTGGTCACGATGGCACGTATTTTCCCGTCAGCAAAATCCAAAAGCCGTCTTTCCTTTTCGTCGGAATTTAACGATCCGTGAATTTCAACGGCCCCGGGTATCATCTTAGCAAGCATCGCGCTTTCGGCATTGGTTTCACACCAGACCGTAACAGGGTCATCGTGCGTTGCGAGTATCGCCGCTTTTGCGCACCTGTCGTCCAACGTCGCACGCTTTTCCGCGTGAAAACTAGTCGCGCTCAGTTCAGGGATTCGAAACAACATGCCGTCGGTATCTTTCTGCCGATCCGCCTGCACTTCATGAATATGCCTATCAATGGCAGGCAGAATGTATCCGGCGTCATCTCCGCCCAGATCGCTTGGCAGTGTGGCGCATCTCGACCACGACGCGACCCATGCCCAAAAATCCTCTGTTGCGTGTCCTTTTAGACGCCAGTCTTGCGATGCTGTTGACGTGTCGTTGATAAACCACTTTGAAAGCATTTCCTGTTGACGCATTACTCCAAGAAATTCAGCGTGATTGCCAAGTTCCGTATGATCGTTTGGAGAAGGCGTTGCTGTCGCGCACATCTTGAATGGGCAGTCTTTGAATATACTCAGAAGCATTGTTCTTGTGCGACCCGCGAATGATTTCAAAATGCTGCTTTCATCCAAAACAATAGCCCCGAATGAACATGGGTCAAGTTTATGCAACCGTTCGTAATTGCAAACCATCACGCCAGAACCAACTTCAGATTGATCCTTGATGTGACGCGCATCGATGTTGAACTTCTCACCCTCGCGCACCATCTGACCGGCAACAGCCAACGGCGTCAGGATCAGGCTAGGTTTGCCAGTTTCATCGGCGCAGCCCTTGGCATATTCCAGCTCAATGAGCGACTTTCC